GGCACCTTTAGAGCGTGCGAGACAAGTGATTCGCGACCAGGACGATAGCCAAGTGTGTCAACTGCACGACGGCGAGCAGAAGGAGAGAAAACAGCGAGATAGCAGTAACCATCGATGAAGGGCTCATCATAAACGGGGCGAGGCGTTGGGACAATCAGCGGCGCGTTCATTCTGTCAGTTTCTTGATAATGCGACGTTGTGCGGCGATTTGAGAGTTCGCGCGTTGAAGGAGTTCGTTAAGCGCTGAACGTCTATCCTTGGGGGCGTTCTCAATATCGGCGAGAATCTCCCGCTGTTGAGCCACAAGATCAAGGAGTTTGTGCTGAGCTTCCTCAAGCGGCGTGGGAGTGTTAGCACCGGAGCGAATGTGGCTGTTGCCGAGTTCAGCTTGAATGGCGTGTACCTGAGCTGTGGAGATGAAGTAACCTCGGGTGGTGCCTATGCGAATCTCAGTGTTAGTGGTAACTTGGTCGAGGATGTTGATGATGGTGTGAGACATTGGGGAAAAAGAAGTGTTGGCCGCTGGTGTCGCGAGACTGTATCTTTCAGCCTTGGGGAATTAATGAAAGTACAAGACCGGACGGCGTTCAGTCGTTGCAGTGCCGGAATAACGTCCGGTTTGGTCATGCCCAGCTATGACCTTTGTGGCGATAACCCACGCTCCTCATTCGGGGTTTGCTACGGAATACGATCCTCTTGCTGAAGGAGGGGTATTGTGCCCGCATTTTCTGACCCGTTATGATCTTCCGTCACAGACGGGGGGATTAGTGCTGGTAAGCTCAGCGCCCCGCCACGCACACACGATGGGAACCACCCCAGTGTACCTACGGTATCACTACCGGACTAGACTTACTAAAAGAAAGGACGGCAGTTTAGAGACATGCCAAGGTCGGGCAGTTGGTGCTGCCCGAGGGAGCGCATTTAGATGTTGAAAGTGCGTCTCGCGAACTCCAAGTAATGCTGAGTGGCGCGTACATGCTGGTCATGGTCGGAGACGCGGGGGCCTAGCTCTCGAAGGGCATCACTGATGGAGTTCCAGTATTCGGGATCGTTACGACCCAGAGCGAGTCCATTCTGAGCGCGGTGCATGACTACGATGGGGTCAATATAGATATCTTCGCCGCCTATATGGTAACCGCAGAATACAGATTCGTACTCAATGAGGCGCTTTGGTACCATCTTCCACTGTTTGGCGTGAAAGCCAGGTTGATAGCGCCAAGAGCCGAGAACAGCGCCGTCATCGCCTGAAAACGCAGCTGTCGTGCGTTTCGGGCAGTTCAAGGACGCGCCAGTGATAGCGGCATTGCCAAGAGTGTTGATCAACCAGGTCCAGCGGTCGCCAGATTCCTGTTTGGTTCGGTGCGGCCCCAGGTAGCTAAAGGTATTAAGCCGCTCAAACAGGTAAGTCTGGATGTATTCTTCTGGGACACGACATAGTTGCATCACCCAAGCGGCGAAGTTTGCAAAAACTTTGTCGCAGCCTTGGTCCCAGCTTGTGTAGTCGTTGGTGGTGATGGGTCCCTGGGACCAGTGCCTGCGGTACCAGCGAGACATGTCATCAGGTGAGGCTCGGCAATGGAGGTAAGTGCTCGGAAAAGCATGTTTCATTGATAGCCGTTCGACAAAGAGAGCAAACGGAGCGTCGCGGAATTGTTTTGTCAGCGGAAATTCGGAAACGATCTGGCCAGCAGTCGCTGTCGCAAACCTTTTCTCCTCCTTTTTCACATATTGCGTCTTCAAAAATAGCTCAGTGTAGTTGGGAGCTTGGTCGATGTTATCTTTCCGGACAGAATTGGCTATGCCAGCGAGTGTGCGCTTGGAGACCCACGGACTAAGGAAATCACGGGAGCATTGGTCAAAGAGGGCCTCGTCGAAGGGTGCGCTGTTCCAAGAATCAACGTCGAAGAATTTGGCGAAACCTCGCTTGAGTTGTTTAAGACGAGACTTGTCGGAACTGCTGAGGTCGGGGGAATCTTTGCCAAGGACGATGCGTTTCCTTTCAGAAATGATTTGGGTAGCTTTGTCACTGGCATGATGTCGCAGAACGGCGTTAGGCCCGTCTTCCACGTGTTGAGCGGTCATCAGCTCCGTGCCTGGAGCTATCTTCTCTCGTGAGTCCGGGTCGACAAAGGTGTCGTGGTTGAAAATCGGGTCGAATTCGCCTTGCACGTCCGGAAGTGTGGGAAGCTTGTAGCCAGTGCCGTCGGGACGGAGATTCATGTCGTTGGTCACGGGGACGTAAAGGCGAAGCATCTCCCGGATAGATTCGTGATGTGAATGTAGAAGTGGATCCTTGTGGCCTGAAAACGCAGGGGTGTTGGTGGTTGGTTTGGTCAAGGTGCCTCGAGTAGTGCGCGCAGTGTAGTAGTCACCGCCGTCGTTACGTGGGGTGTCCAACCATACACTGCGGAAGCGAGCGGGTAGCGCACCCACGATCGGTGTGGCAACGGGCAAGCCAAGTTGCGCACAGGCGGCTGCAGACAGGTTGCGAGCTAGGTGATTGTGCACGGCTCGTGCGATCAGATGGTCAGGGTCGTTAGCGGCCGTTATCTCGGCGCATTGGTTGCGAGAAGCAACAGCTAAGATGGCGGAGAGAATTTGGCTTTTACCATAGAGTGATTCGACCAGACGTGGAGAAGAACCCATAGTAGCACCCATTACAAGGAAGATGTTACCGGTGGGTCGAGTGAGAGCGGTCCAAACGTTTTCGTCCGTGGCGGTAGATGTGAGCCCTCCCAGGTCGATGGCGCAGTCTCCCTCGATAGTGAGACCTTGGCAGGCGGCGAAGGTGAGGCAGCGTTGACCACCAGAGTTCTGGGTCTCAGCGAACCGTGGTGAAACAACCAGGAGAGGCACGTTGTGCGGTGCTTGTGATGTCATGAACACGCGCCCTTGACGCACTGGCTGGCCGGGTTCCGGGGCGATGTAGGGAAGGCCCCACAAATCACAGATGTCTTGAGAATACCTTCGCACGATGGTAGCGTAGTCGGGGGACAGGTTGCGAAGCCATTCAGAGGTGCTGACGTCATCGCGGCACACGGAATCACTAGCAGGGAAGGCTAAACGGCCCTGCGTCGTGTCGCAAGTGATAACGAGGTCAGTGATGCCCGGATTTGAGGCGACGAGCAAAGGGATGAAACCAGGCCAGAGCATGGTAGCGTCGTCAAGAATCAGGGTGCCAGTGAGTGGTTGGGCAAGGCACATACATCCGGTGGAGAAGTTGAAGGACTGCAAACCTGGAAATAAGGGACTCAAAGCTGCCTCTAAAGGAGCGCGAAGCTTGTTGAACCAGGTATGGAAGCGCAAGTTGGAGCATGTATACCCGCCGGCAGGGGCGATGGTGGGCAGGAAACGGGCCAGTGCAGTAGATTTGCCTGAGCCGCCGACTCCAGCAAGTATGTGGAAGTTGACGGGAGGGCGATTGTAGGTGCCCGTACGAAGGTGAGTTTCTGCAAGTTTACACAGTGTGTCCAGGCCGCGGGCTATTTGGTCAGCACCCATGCCGCGCAGATCCATGGCGTCAGGATTGTTCTTAAGGTCTTGGCTTAGGTGGCGGGCGAGCACGACGTCTTGTAAGGTCAGGTTGTACGCAAATGAGTGCGGTACTACTGGACGGGCAGGGAGAGGCTGGTAAGCAGCTCTATACTGCTGGATGTTGTTGAATCCGGCATGCAAGGCGGCTGCGGCGTTGAGTAATGAACCCTCAAGGCGAGCGTAGGCTTGATTCCAAGTCTTAATAGGCACATTGAGCACGTCTGCTATTTCCACGCGAGGCACTTGTCGAGAAATATACCCTACCATAGCGTGGGCTGGGGCCGCCACGGTTGGAGCGTTGGCCGAACAGTTGGCATGGTCTGTCAGATGGTACAGGCCGTTGGGCGTCGAGGTCAGGAAAAACTGTGCGACAGGCCAGCCAGGTACGGGAGGTTGCTCCAAGATGGGCATTTGACGCGCGCTATATACAGGTGGGCGTGGTGGTTGAGCCGCTCCGCGAGGACAGTTATCGGCATTGTAAACGGCCTCACGCATTGTCACTCCAAGACCAAAATGTGAGAAAACCAGATTGAGGTCCGAACGCGGTACAGCGCCATTTCCGAAGTTGACACGGTATTGCGGGGTTTGGAATGCCATCCAATTGCAAAAGAGCGTCGCCGGAAGCATGCCGAGTGCCGTGCCTAAGCAGTCCCACACGCAGTCGAAACCGGCTTGTGGGGCCATAGGAGGTGGGTCAGTCAGTAGGCGGCGAAAGGTGTTCAGGTCGAAGCCGGAAGGTAGATGTTTGAAGCGCTGCAAGGGGTCGCGAGGTTGCACAGGCGTCAAAGGTCGAACCGGTTGGACAGGTGCTGCTGGGCGAGGGATTAATTGCAATGGGATGTTGGCAGCTTGGGCCGGCACGTATCGACGGCCGGGGCGAAGTGGCGTAGGTACCCGAGGAGGCGGCGTGACATTCACTCGGGGAGGAGGAGGCGGGGGTGGTGTTGGGTTGTTCGGGGGTGGAGTGGGCGGCGTGGAGGGTGGCGGAGATGGGCTGGGAGAAGGATCGGAGTCTCGGTAGGTTGGGGACGCTGGCTCTGGGTCGTCGTGAACATGGCAATGATGGGGAAGGTCACGACGCGGGTTGGCCCAAGCTACTATGATCGCTGTTACAATGAGAATGCCAACTGCGGACCAAAAGGTGGCTCGAAAGTGGACCAAGACGTTGGCGCGGGTAGCGATCTTTTCGTGGAAGTAGTACGGCGGCCACATACGGGGCCACTCATGGAAGAGGAAGGCGAACATGAAGACTAGTTGGTAGAACGTGCTGGCGCCTGCCGGGACTCGAAGGCCCGCGCATGGAAGGAAGAAAAGACACGCGTACGTTCGTCGAAGGAAGGCCCACACTGGTAAGTGGAAGGGATAGAACCGGAGGCGCGGTCCGCGTAGGCCAAGCCAGACGCCGATGAGTAGGAAACATAGGCCTACCGGGGTTTCGTGCCAACTCAGGTTGAGGATGTACGTGATGTGGTTTGCCAACCAAGGAACCCGAGGAAACCAGATGTGGAACGTCTTGTAGGCTAGCAGAAAAATCAATTTGACCAGAACCCACAGAACAGCGGTTGAATTGAAGACGGCGAGCCTGGCAGCAGTTGTAGCACTAGGTGGGACGTACCAGAAAGGCACGTCTCGAGCGTTGCAAACTGGCGCCAAAAGGCCGGGTAGAGTGCTGTCTGACGGGTGTGACACGAGATGTTTGGTCTCCACGTCCCAGATGTTGGGGACGTCGTATCGGGCACCGAAGAACCGGGAATTGACAGAATGCATGAGCCAACTCCATGTGTAAAGGGGCAACGATATGTAGTAGGAGATCCGCAAACAGAAGGTGTCCCACCGACTCGGGGAGATTCGGAAGTCGATCATTCGGGAAGCGGTGGCATGCATTACGGCAGCTCGGATCTGGGTCTGGTTGGTCTGACCGTAGGTGCTAGAGGCGTGGGCGGCGACCTTAGAGTACAGATCTCGCTGATTGGTAGCAGACACACGGGCAGCGTAAGAGACTAGCGAATGGAGCAAGGAGGTCGTGGTGAGACGTTCAAAACGCTTGGACGTAGGGTGCGCGTACCAAGCGATCTCTGTCAGTTTGGGCATGTCCATGACACGATACTTTTCCACGATGAGCTCAGGGCGCGATATGACGATCAAGGCGTGGGCATACTGTTGGTGAATCATGCCAACGTGAAGACACTCAGAGTCCGGCGTTATTAGCCGACTTGCAGTGAGCCATTTATGTGCGTCATATGGTTGAACGTAGTGGCCGCCGTCATCATTTTCCGGGATATATATGAGGTTGTCACCGCGACGTTCGAAATTGTACAAGTCGGGCGTGAGCGCAGGGAATCCGAAGGCGGTCTCTGGAGGAACGACAATGGTGGCAACCACGCAACGTAACGTGGGATGCAGGTCGAACCAAGAACCCACAGTGCTAGGAGAAAGATGATGCAGAGCGTCGTCAGCAAACCATACGGGAGCCGGGCTGGAGGGGGCTGAAGATGCTGGGGCAGCGGAGCCCTTGTACCGGGTGATATCTTTAGCCTCCCAACGTGGATTGAATCTGTCGAC